GACGCGATGCCGGTGTGTGTCGGGAACGTCAAAGGGTAGGTGATAGCCATTACCTGAACGCCCCCGCGAATGCGCCGCCGCGCTGCCTCGCCTCAAGCACGGCAAGCTTGGAACTCTCCGCGATCTGCGGCATGAGCGACATGATCTCGGAGCGGACAGTCGCTTGGACGCCGGTGCTGATCTGGATCGTCTGATTGACCGTCACGCCACCACCGCCGCCGCCTCCGGCCTGCGTGTGGTCAATAACGGTCTCCTTGGGGTGCAGGATCGCAGGGAAGCCGCCTCGGCCATCAACGCCGCCGGAGCGGGCGCCCATGCCAGTTGATCCACCGCCAGCGAAAGACAGGGGTGTGAACATAGGCCCGCCTGCCGGCCACGTCGGCAAGAAGCCCGATGTCCCTCCAAGTCCAGAACCAAAGCCGACGCCGTCGCCAATGCCGAACAAGCCGCCGATCGCGCCCAAGATACCAGAGCCGCCCCGCCCCCCGACGCCATAGGAGCCGACCAACTGCTGAACAACGAGGACGCGATAGAGTTCGCGGATGATGTCCTTGGCCATCGTCCTGAATGCGTCCTTGGTGGAACTGACCCCGTCAAGCGTTGACATGAACGCATTTGTCATCCCGTCTTCAATAGTGGACGCCAGGCCCTCCCACTTGTCTTTCATCGTAACAGCAAGGTCGCTGACCGCATCCTTTGCCCCCCCGAGCGCGTCCTTGGCCCCGGTCATGCTGTCTTCGATAGCCTTGCCGCCGATCCTCGTCGCCATCGCGATGTCGCCGAAGATCAAAACAAGATCGTCGCCCAACTCGTTCAGGCTCTCCATCGGCATCAACGCGCCCCGGAACGCATCGGCTGAAACATTGGCGAATTCCTCCGCCTCTGACCTCATGCCACCTATTGCGCGCTGCGACGCGAGCATGGACGCATTCATCGCGGCGGCGCTCTCAACCAGGTCAGCAGCCCATTCCGGGGAGACCCCAGCGACTGCACCGCTCAACTCAAGAAGAAAGCCTTCCGTCTTGGCCAAGATCCAATCCATCGCCTCGGTCCAGGCTATTTTCATCTGGACCGCCAGCGCCTTGAACGCGTATTCAATTCCGCCAAGCCCGGCAATCACGCGGTCCCATGCCTCCGCTGCGATGCCGGGGATCGCGGCAATAATGGCGATGAACGCAGACGCGGTCTGGATAACGTCCCTGATGACGCTCCCCATGAACGCCATCACCTTGTTGAGCGCCCCGCCCTCCTTCGCGCTTTCAGCCAGCAAATCGGAAACCCTCTGCAGCGTCGGCGCAAGCTGTATCGCCAGCCGGTTGCCGATGCCGGTGATGACCGTGGATAGCTTACTCATAGCGTCGTTGGCCGCCTCAACCTTGGCCGCGTCCACGTCAGACAGCAACACGCCCAACTCGCGCAGTTCGTCATTCGCCTGACTGATCGTATCCGCATCAAGGCGGGTCAGCAGCAGCGACGCCTTTTCGCCGAATAGCTGCCCCGCGACAGCCGCGCGCTGCGCCGCCGGCACGAACTCCCGCAGCCGCTCGTTGACCAGCGCCACCCGCTCGTCCAGCGGCAGCGCGTTCAGCTCGCTGATGTTTGTCTTGATCGCCTTGAACGCATCGACCACCGGCCCCTTGCCCGCAGCCGCCGCCTGCGACGTGCGGCGGAAGAAGTCGCGGAGGCCGACCGAAAGCTGCTCAAAGCTGACGCCCTGAAGTTCAGCCGCCCGCTCAAGCGTCTGCATGGACGCGACCGTGGTGTTGAGCGTTCGCGCCAGCTTGGCCTGTGCGTCGATGTTTGCAAGGCTGGACTTCAACAGCAGCCCGGACGCAGCCGCCGCAGCCGCTGCCGCCGCCGCTGCAATCTGCCCAACCCTTTTAAGGGCAGGGCCAAGACGCCTCATTGCCCTTCGTGATTTATCCGCGGCGCGGGCGGTGCGGCTCAACTTGTCACTGGTGCGCTCAAGACCCTTTTCAGCGTCCTTGGTGTCGGCGCCGATTTTAAGCTTTAGCTGTGGAAGCATTCGCCCGATCCATCCAGTTTTTAAGCGCCGTGGCCTGCCTCTTCGTCAGCGGGGCTTTGGAACGTCCCGCCCGCCTCTGTCGCCCCTCCGCCGCCAGGTGCAGCCACCAGAAATGGCGGGGTCTCATCCGCCAGAACTCCGATGGCGCAACGCCTAAGCTGCCGACTGCCCGGACATAGCAGTCACGGACGAAGGGGCGTCCCGGTTTGGGTCAGTCCCCCCGGCTTCCGCATCGTCCCCATCCGGCGCACCGTCCATCAGGATGGATATCAGCGTATTGACCACCGTCATGACGACATCGGCCCCCGCGCTTTCGCCAGCCTTCACCCCGTCCATGATGGCGCCATGAACCTCGGCAGGCGTCGCGTGACCCCCGGCGAAGGTGATGATTGCCGCATAGGCGCGAGACAGCTTGTAAAACTTCGGCTTGTCGCCCATCGCCGCCAGTTCGGTGATGGTCACGATGTCCTCAAGTTCCTCCCCCAGAGCGAAAGCCTGTTCCTCGCGGATTACGTAGCTTTTGCCCTTCCACTCAAGTTCGATGCGCTGGGCCATTACACAGCCGTGTTGTAGGTCCACGCACCGGACGACTGGAGCGTGGCGGTGAAGGTCACAGCGCCGTCATGGGCGCCGGTCTCATCATAGCTGGCGAGGAAGAAGTTGCCCGAGATGTCGCCGCCGTCCGCGAAGTCCAGCGTGATGTCGGTCAGCAGAAGCGCCGACTGGGTGCTGGTCAGCGCGGCGTCGCGCATGACCTTGTCGTCCCAGATGCCGCTGACGTTCATATCCAGCTTACGGTTGCCGGCGAAGTCCGCCAGTTCGCGATAGCCGCCCGACGCGATGTCGGAGATGTCGACGGGGGAATTGTCGATGCTGATGCCGTTTTCCTGGGCGCCGGCGATGGCCGTTCCGCCCTTCTTGATCAGCAGCGAGCGTCCTGTATCTGCCATGGTTCGAGGCCCTTTCCTGAGTGCGCCACATGCACGTGCATCCTAGCGGGTTTTGCACCCGAGGAAAAGAATTTTCATGTCAGGCAACTTGAGACGCTACCGCAGGCCGTAAACCACCACGCGGTACAGCATCAGCGCGCGCTTGGTGTGGCCGTCCACATCGGGCGTCACGGTCACGCTCTCGCACGTCGTCATGACGTGTTCGCAGTCGTCAATGTCCAGCTTGGTATGGTGCAACAGCGCGTGGATGCGATCCGCGATCTGCTCCACTTCAAGATAGTTGTTCGACCGAGACCATGCGTCAATCTGCATGGAAAGCTGCCCGCCGAAGTTCGTCTTGCTGTCCCAAGGCGAGGTGACGTTGCGCCCGAATGTGACATAGGGAAACGCCGTGGCGTCGCCTGCATCCGTCGGCTGCGCCTTGTCCGCGTGAATGCCGCCGGTCGCCAGCGCGGCCAGCGCGGCATCGCCGCTCAACTTGGTGTAAACCGCCTGATGAATGTTGTGCTGTCTCATCGGATCGCCTTCTTTATCGCGTCCTCAATCCACCCGACGAAACGCGGGCGGATCTTCTCGATGGCCGGGCGCCATGCCGGGCGCTCCTTTATCCGGCCATCCCGCGAACCGAACTCCAGAATGAAGCCGTAGAAATGTCGCCCATCCTTGGTCTTCGTAGTGTTCTCGACCTCGACGGCAAGCTCCCCCGGGACGCGGTTGTAAACCGTGCCGCGCACAAGGTCGCCGCTATCCGTCATCGGCGCTTCGCCTGGTGCGGATGCGCGGCTGGCCCCGGCCCTGCCCTTACCGGAACGCGGCTCACCCGTCGCCGGGCCGCGCTGGTATCTCTTGACGATATCGCCCCGCAGCGTCAGCCCGGTCTTGTCCAGCGCCATTGCAATCTCGCGCTCCATCTCCGGCCCCATCTCCCGCAGCGCGCGCTCAAGTTCAGGCCCGCCCTCCAGCCTCAACTCGGTGCGGCTCACGTCGCCACCCCGCGCGTTGCCGTGACCACCATCCAGCGATCTGCGAACTCCACGTTGTCAATATGCGTGATGTTGTAGGCGATGGATCGCATGACGATCCGGTCACTCTCCAGCAGCCCCGACCAGTAACGCATCGTGAATTTCCACGTCGCCACCGCCTCCGTCCTCTCGCTGGCCCATCGCTCCGACCCGCCAGACGCCTTGACGCCCGCCCTTGTCGGCGACCCGGAAGGCGCAGCCCATGTCTCGGTGTAGCCGCCCGCGCCGTCCGAGACCTTGGTGGAGCGCTGGATGCTGATCGGCTCCCGCAGCATCCCGGCGTTGATGTCGCAGCAATTGACCATCAGAGCCGCACCACGCGATATTGCTGGAGAATGTGACGGGCGCCAGACCCGGTGAAGATATCCTCCGGCCCCTCGCAGTCGCCCCGATGCGTGATCAGATACGCCGCGATGTTCCTGATCGCCCGACGTAGCGGGGCAGGCACGTCCGCGGCGCTGGCGCCATATCCCGCGACATAGACGATCTCGATGGCGTTTGTCGGGCGCAGCGCCACCGGCCAAGTTGATCCTGACTGCAAGGCAAGGCGACCGGGAGTGGAGGCGGTGTCGGTGTCGAAAACATTAGCAACAGTAACAGCAGTGGAGTTGCTCCCCTCATCATAGGTCGTCACGCTGGTGATTGATGATAGCGGCCAGCGAGGAATGACCACGCTGCGGCTGCCGGGCGCGTGGAGTTCTCGGATATGGCCGTCGCGCGTCCCGCTCCACCACTGATCCCGATCACCGCCGGGCCAATTGTCAAAGGTCACCTTCCACGTCGTGTTGATCAGCGAGCAGCCCAGATAATCCTCGACCATCTCGCGCGCCTCGGTGATCGCGTCCACGGCCAGGCTGTCTTCTGCGTCGTCGCTGATCCTGGCTTGCAGCTTCACGTCATGGAGCGTGACAGGCTCCAGGGCGGGCGCAGTGACAACCACGTTGGCGCGGTGCTGGAAGCGGTCTTCTGGCGGGTTCAGGCTCATGCCAAATCATCCTCGATGATGACGAGGTTGTATCCGCTCGTCGGGAATGTGCCGACCGTCGCGTCGGAATAGGTCACTTCCCATTCGTAATTGTACGCGCCCACAGTCGCAGTGTCGCCGGCCTGCCATGTGTATTTGACGATCCCGCTGGTCGCCGTGACGATGGCGCCCGCTGCGTCAATCGATTCCTCGCCAGTGCGCCGGTCGAACATGTGGAAGCGGATCGTCGCCCCGGTCACGTCCACCGCGTTCCCGTCAGCGTCGGTCAGCGTGTTTTGGATGATCGGGCTGGTGTCGCCCTGCTTGACCGTGACAGTCGTCATTTGCCGGCCTTCGTTTCGCGAGGACGCCGCGCCTTGTTCTCTGGCGCCGGTCCCTTCTTCACCATGCGTGATGCAGCCTTGTCGGCCAGCGCCCATTCGGCAATCTGCCCGGTGACGATCTCCCCAAAGGGGATCGTCTCGATGGTTGATCCGCGCGGCGCGCAGCGATAGCCGTCCTTCGCCGTGATCTTCGCCGTGACAGTCATCGCGATCTCCTTAGCCTACATTCCCGCCGAGCCACTCATGGCCAGGAACGTCCCATTCGGCAATCTTGGCCTGCAAATCAGCATAGCGGAACAGCCGAACGCCGTCCAATTCGTAATAGCTGACCCCGCTATCCGTACCGGGCGCACCGTTGTTCTTAACGTAGCGGGAGAACTTGGAATGCGCCCACTGCTCCGCAGCGTCGGGGTTGGCCTCGTCAGGGACCAGAACGTCATCGCCAAAGAAGCTGCTATGGATGCGGCAGAGAGCCACGAAGCCGGGCAGGAATGTCGGCGGGGTGATCTCGGCCCCCTCTCCATCGTAAGTCCCCTTGGCCGTCATCAGCTTGCCCGAGCCAGCCCACCACGAATACTCGAAGCCCTCGCGCGTGGTGTATCCCCCGTCGCCGCCACTGACCATCATATTGTTGGTGATGGCGAAGGTGTGGAAGGTGGCCTTGTCGTTGGCCCATAGCACTAGGTCAATCATGCTGGTTGTCTTTCAGCAGCGACAAGGATCAGGGGGATCGCCAGCCACCTCATGACGTGGCCTCCTCTATGCCAGCGTCGCCCAGGTCGGCGTCCCACATGAGGAACTGTTCGATGGTTCCCATGAAATCGTAACCAAGATCAAGATCGGTTGCGGACAGATCGGGAAGGCTGGTGGGTGTCGTGTCTTCCGTCGCGGCTGTGCCATCCTTGGCGACGTTGATTGCGCCTGCCGTGTTACGCGACGCGATGTTGAACGCTACATTTATGCCAGGGCTGTACTCGGCTCCGGCGACGACCGTATCAAGCGGCGCGGTCGCCGCCTTCTGGTTGGCGTTCACCTCACCCGTAGCCGCCGCATCAGTGTCCAGATCAAGAGAGAGGTAATTGCTCCCGTCGGCGCGCCACCGCATCCACGTCTGCTGCGCCCCTGCGCCCTCATCCGCATAAGTCGTCGTCCCCTTCATCGCGATGCTCATGTTCGTCGCGTCGTAGGGCAGATTAGCAGCAGGGACCGTGAGGGTCTCAGCAGCGCGGGTGACGGTGGAACCGCTGGTGGGAATCGGCGAGGATATCTTGCCGGAGGTCTGCTCAAGCTGGTTGATCTGTACAGCGATCTCATCGCCGCTCGTCACGATGCGGAACCCGATCTGAGGGTTCGTCACAGTCTGCGCGTCGGTGCAAACTTGCGTATATACGCTGGTGTTGATGTCGCTGGTGACCGCGTCCCACGTCGTGCCACCATCGACCGTCACCTCGATAACCCCGGTCCCGGTCACGCGCTTGACCAGCGCGCCGAATACGTGCGGATTAGAGGCGGCGGTAACAGTCAACAGGACGGTGCTGTTGGCCCCGGTCGCGGTCAGGCGGTTGGCGCTGTTCGCGATTCCGTCCGCGCCTGTCTGATCCTTTGTGACGGTTAGCGTGGACGTGGTCCAGCCACTCATGTCATCGGAGGAAGCGACAAGGTTCGTCCGCGCCTCGCTCTCCAGAAAGATGCCTTTGTTCGCCCACGTCGAGCCGTTGTAGATGTGGTGGCCGCGGCGCGGGAGGTGGACGGCGGCGGAGGTCGTCGGGACGTAGGAACTCAAGGCAGCCAACGTGCGGGCGTCAGAAGGCACGTTAACCATGCCGCCGAGGTCATTGCGGAGGCAGTGCATGTTGACGACGTAAATGCCATCGGTCCCGTTTGCGGTGCTTGTCGTCGATGCATCGCCGTCAACCGGCGACAGACAGGTATACTGATTGAACCCAGTGCTGACCTCCGCCGTGCAGAGATACCAGCCGTCCCCGAGGTCGGTCATCGTGCCGGTCCAGTTGGCCGTCTCTGTACCCTGGACCCCTGTGGATAGGTTGAACCAGACGCCGCCGCCAGTCGTGTCTTCCTGAAGGATGCAGAGCCAGTCCTTACCCGCAGCCTTCGCGACGACAGAATGTTTCTTTTTGACAGCGGGGAGGCTCCCCTGATAAATACATACATCGATATGTGTCGATGTAGGATAAATCAAATCAGCGGACGCGCCGTCAGGCCCAGTTGCTTGATCCACCACAACAGTGACGAGGTACTTCGGCCAGCTATTTGCGTCGTCTGAGTATGGGATCAGATTATGCGGCGCCCACGTCAGCGCCCCGTCGCTGTCCACCATCGTCCTGAGGGACGCCCCCGTA